CCTAAATCTACACTTGCCATATAATCACTTCCTCTATTCATTCATTTTTGTTCTAAATGCGGCCGTATCTATGGAAGTAATCTTCATACGCTCGCACTTCTATAAATACTCCCTACCTTCTTCGCTACTATTCAATTCATCTATAACCGAGTTTTTCAGCATCATTAGATATGTATCAACAGGTAAATCTAATACTTCAAAGTAATTCAACCTTGAATAATCCATTACCCGCTTTATATTCGGTAATATAAAATAATCTTCATCCTTTTTATTATCAGTTGGCAAAGAAGGTATTATGAGTTTGGGTTTGCTTGTAATTCATTGATAAATTCACTATAAGCTTGCACAACCGCACTCTTCATAGTCCAATCAAAATTGTCGTCTATCCAATCTTTTGTAAATACTTTACCTTCTTTGTTAGCGTTGAGAATAAGTAAACATAATTCATCAAGAGCCTCAAACGCTTTGCTCTCTTCTACATTCTGAAAAGCCATTAGTTTGATAATCATATTTTGTGTTGGCTTTTTTACGTGGATAATATCCCCATCAGGCATTGTAATATCTAATGTCTGATTTACAAATAAACTTAAATCTAATGCTTTACTCATTTTATGTTTCCTCCTATAAAAAGATTGGGGCGGGCTTTACCCGCCCCGTTGTCAATTAGGCACTATAAGTTTCCTCTAAAATTACCTGTGTTCCATCAGTACCGTGAGCAAGAGCCTTGAACTCTGCGTCAATAACAGTCTCGCTATCTGGGTTGAAAGCAATTTCAAGTCCAGCAGAAGCAGTAGCAACCAAAGTCACGCGGAAAATATCTCCGTTGCCCTCGGTATGAACAAAACGTACTGCATATTTCTTCATTTCACGAGCACCATTGCCGCCAAGCTTCAATGTGCGCTTATGGTTAGTGGCATCATCAGTATAAGTACCAGCAGCAACGATATTCTTCAATGTGGATAAATCCCAAGTAAGAACACCACTGCGGAAAGTGACTTCTTCACTGATTACGAAGCGCTTATTTACTTCGTATAAGTCATCACGGATTTCATACTCTTCGGGAGTATATTCAAGAGTAGCGCCACCCTGGATAAGTCCAATGCGGTTAGCCGCTACTTCAAAAGTTGCGTCTTCTGGAATACCAGTAGATGCATTGAATTCGGTAATATATAATTTACCAGAACCTAACATAATGTTTTCATTAGTCATAATTATTCACTCCTACCAATAATATCTAGATAGATGTAATGATGATATTTACATCTCCCATAGTCATAAACACTACCGCCACCATTCTAACTTACCTGCAACACCTTATCATTCAAAGGTGTATCATCAATAGTGATAAGTAAATGTTTTATAATGCGCTCTACATCAAGCGCTTTGCTAAATGTGTCGGTTATAATACTAAACTGAACCCTAATTTTATTTGTCTTCTTATCATCCTGTTGCGGCACAATCTAATAAATAATACATTCGCCAGTATAATCAGTAAGATAAGGATAAATGCGGCTTTTGCCGCCAAAGAGGGTTTGAAGTTCTTCACTATTGTTTAGTATGCTAATAATGCTCTTTATCACTTCAATATCCCCCCAAAATACTTTATTATATCTGCTCTGTTTTTCTCAACAGCATCCTAAATAAATGGTGTAGGTTCAATACCACTAGTGCTAACAAATTGACCTTTCTTACTATCAAAGTAAGTCCAAGGAACTTCTTTGCGCCCATTACCCATAACTGCGTATATACCTGTGCCTTGGTGAACGTAAGGAGCATATTCAACATTCGTTCCGATATAACCTATCACAGTTTCTCCATCTTCACTCTCAACACTATGGGTTATACTTTCTCTCAAAGTACCATCATTCACAGGACAATTTATTTTGCTATCTGCTTCAACAGCCAAACACGCCTATTCCATTGCATCAGCGCAAGCAGCAGGTAGCCTAATGGCTACAAAGTCTTCCAAGGCTTGTTCTAACTCCTCGCTATCTGCTGTAATAGTTAGTTTCTCACTCACAGTTGTTCTACCTGCCGTAAGTTCAATATATAAAGGTTTCTATTTTGGGTCATATAATCAATAGCAAAGTAATTGTTTCCATCTTTGATAATATCTTTCATTGTGATACCTTCATCACGAGTAATGCCTGTATGTGTGCTGTGGGCAGCCAGCACATTCATAACACTTTGGGTATTGCCTGTGTTTAGGCTTATTGCCATATCAACAGTGAAAGAGTTATCAGTATCAAGTTCTTTGACTTCTTCGTTATATTCATTCACTGTTGATATATAGCGGCAAACCTAAACCGCTTTTGCGCGGTTATTTATCATAGGATTTTCATCTTCCTATAATTGTTTAGTGCGGCAGTGATATTGGCGGGATAACCATCAATATAATTGTTGCTTACGCCGCTAAAACTTTCACTACCGAGACCTTCTGCCCCTAATCTATTCCATTTTACCAACACCATTTGGATGATAATATCATCTGTTCCTGCTGGAACATCTGTTCTGTTGCAGTATGCTTTGAAATCGCACTATGCCTGAACGATTAGGTAATTTAGAATAGCGTCCTTATCAGTCCTACCAATAAGGACTTGTAAAATCTCTAACATAGTTTTTCACCACCGTTTGCGGCACCGCCGCCATCAATCAAGCAGCCGCTTCGGCAATCTTGCGAGCCTTAGTTGCATCAACAACAGCAACTACATAAGCAGTACGAAGATATACGCTATTGGTGCGGGTATCAGCATTGCGGTCTTGTTCAACTTCAATATCCTTTTTGAGGAATAACTTGACAGCTTCCTTTGTCATAAGGTAAGCGCAATTAGCAGAAGCAAGAGCCTTGGTAGCAATTACTGGAATACCAGCAATAGTGCCAACCTGACC